GTGCTACCGGCACCGGCGGATCCGCCGGGATGCACTGGCGCGACGACGTGGACTCGCACCTTAACCCGGTTCCGGCTTGACACCGGGCCGGATCCGGTTCTACACTCTCACACGAGACCCAACCCTAAGGCTCAAACCATGATGCTCACCCCCGCAACCCGTAACGGCTGGAGCTTTCCCGCCGATGCCGAACTATCAATCCTTGACGTCAAAGAGCTAGAAGCCACTACTGGTTATTGCTGGACAGTGGAGACCCGCTACGCGGGACCCACCAACACCAAGGGTGCCCGCGTACTGGTGTCGTTTGTAGGCAGCCGCAAGGGCAGCAAGGCTTATAGCTGGCGCCATGCTTTGACCACGGGTCAGAACCACGTGGCGGCCGCTGTCGCATGGATGCAGCAGCTCAGCAGTCTGAACGGTGCTCCGTCGTACACCCTGGTCAGTAAGGCCAGCACCGCTAAGGGTTACGTGTTCACGTTCTGCTGAGCTGGCACCGCTACCGATCAACGGCCCGGCCTTACGGCCGGATTTTTTGCTGCAAACGTGACAGCAAGGCAGCTTATCATTGGAGCACAGCAGTTTGTGACAGTAACCGTGGATGAATCCGCTTCCCACGAAGTAACGAAGCCCACCAACGTAGGCAACGACGAAAGCAAGCGCTGGCGTGGTGGTAAGGGTTCAAGCGTGCGCGTAGAAGAGCGGGCGAACTGGTGTTATGCCGAGATCCTTAATGGTGGCACCCGTAGACAGATCACCCAGAAACTAGCGGATCGCTTCGGCGTGTCTGTCAGGACAGCGGATGACGACTACAGCCGCGCAGCAGAGTTACTGAAAACGGAGCAAATCGCTACACGGGGCGACCTGCTGAACCAAATACAAGCACTGAGGCTGTCTGCCTGCCGTAAGGCGATGGCGAAAGGCCAGTTACAGACTGTGGCGATGCTGCTTAAAGATATGGGCGCGGTGATTGGAGAAGCCGCACCCGAGCAACAGGCAGCCGCTGCACCGACCCTGAATATCACCGTGGAAGACAAGCGGCAGGGCTAGCCATTCAGCCATTCACGCTTGCCATTCACGGCATAGTGTGAAACAATGGAGAGTAAGCAAACCACGCTTCCCTATGTCTTCCCGCATCCTTACCCTGGCCGCAGTGCTCACCGCTTGTGCGGTGCTCGCTATGGGCGCCGACAACTCAAAGCGCTTGGCGCAGTGTGAGTCTGGCGGCCGCTCGGCTGCTGAATGTCGTTTGCTAGTGCTCGGACGATAGCGCCACAAGCGACTAGTACATCTGCTCAAACACGTCCGAATTGGGGTACTTTTGTACTACCCTAACGGGCACAATTTCGCCTAGATTGGCGGAGCACACCTAGGGAAATCCTCCCATGCAAGTCCCAACCACCGAGCAAGTCGCCGCCAGGCTTGAGCAGTACGCTCGAACTATCGCGCCAGCCGTTGCCCTAGTGCTGGCTGCTGTAGTACACACCTACTGGCTCGGCTACCGCTTAGGCGCTTGGCTGCACCGCACCAACGACCGCCTGGCGCAGCACTGGCCGACCCGCCCGGCCACCAGTACACCCGAACCACTGGCCGAGATCATCGCCGAGACTAGTGCTGCTGTACTAGTCGACGACGTGCACAGCTTGCGTGCACAGGGCCTCACCCAACGGGCCATTGCGGAGCGCCTAGGCGTGTCCCGAACGACCGTACGCCGTCGCCTGGCCGCTGCTATGTGACACAGTAGCGACCCCTAGCAGACCGGCCTTCCCAGGCCCGCTAGGGGTCTCTCAGAGCTGTAGTACAGACGCACCAGGGGTAGGGTTCGGCGCTGGGCGGGGTAAGACATTGCCTAGGGAACCTACTGACACATTCTCAATTTCTTCTTCTGTACTACACCGGGGGCAGGGTTGCGATTCCTGTAATACCCTAGAAGGTACCCATACCCCAAAAAATGCCCGATTCTGCTGGAGCACTCACCCTTCGCTACGCCCAAGGCGAAGTTTTCTCCAGCCGAAAACGCTTCAGAGTGTTGGTAGCTGGCCGTCGATTCGGCAAAAGTTATCTGTCATGTATCGAGTTATTGCGTGGGGCGATCGAAAGGCCGGGCGAAACCTTCTTTTATGCAGCCCCTACATACCGAATGGCGAAAGACATTGCCTGGAAAGTCCTAAAACGCCTCGTCCCGAAAGCCTGGATCAAATCCAAGAACGAAACGGACCTCAAGATCGAGCTAGTGAACGGCTCGACGATCGAACTGAAGGGCACTGAAAACGCCATGGCCCTCCGAGGCCGCAGTCTGGCTGGCGTGGTGCTCGACGAAGCCGCCTTTATGGACGCCGAGGTCTGGTTCGAGGTGATCCGCCCCGCCCTCGCGGACAAACAAGGCTGGGCACTCTTCATCTCCACCCCAGACGGCACCGCCAGCTGGTTCTACGACCTCTGGTGTTACTGCGAAAACGACGACCCGGACTGGCAGCGCTGGCAATTCACCACCATCCAAGGCGATAACGTCCCCGCAGCAGAAATCGAAGCCGCCCGCGCCCAACTCGACTCGCGCACCTTCCGCCAAGAATTCGAAGCCAGCTTCGAAAACCTCTCCGGCCTCGTCGCCGTCTCCTTCGGAGACGACAACATCGACAAACAAGTCCAAGACCTCGCCGTCCTACCCCTTCTTCTGGGCGTGGACTTCAACATCGACCCCATGAGCGGCATCTGCGCCGTCAAAAAAGGCGACGTGCTCTGGGTCTTCGACGAAATCATCATGACCGGCGGCGCCACCACCTGGGACTTCTGCGAAGAAGTCCAATCCCGCTTCGGCGTGGAGCGCCGCATCATCGCCTGCCCCGACCCCACCGGCGGCGCCCGCAAGACCGCCGGCGTTGGCGCCACCGACCACAATATCCTCCGCAAATCCGGCTTCACCGTTTCCAGCCCCCGCAACCCCTGGAAAATCCGCGACAAGATCACCTGCGTCAACACCGCTCTACTGGATGCTTCTGGAACCCGCCGCCTCTTCATCCACCCACGCTGCAAAGAACTGATCAAATCCCTCCGCACCCTGACCTACGCCCCCGGCACCGGCCTTCCCAACAAAAACCTCGGCGTCGACCACGCCTTCGACGCCTTGGGTTACCTATGCCTCCAGACCTTCAACTTGGCCAAACCCGAGAGTCTCGGCAAAACGTCTTATCGTGTGTGGTAATAGCCCAAATACCATGGCCAAAAAGCCGACTAAAGCCCAGAAAAAGGTGGCCAAAGTCATGCGTGAGTACGGCAAAGGCGAACTCCACTCAGGCAGCAAAAAAGGCCCCGTAGTGACATCCCGCAAACAGGCAATCGCCATCGCCATGAGCGAAGCCGGCATGGCAAAACCCAAGAAAACCACCAAAAAAGGCAAAAAGTAATGGCTAAACGCGGCCTTTACAGCAATATCGCTGCAAAACGCAAGCGCATCGCCGCCGGCAGCGGCGAAAAAATGCGCAAACCTGGCACAAAAGGTGCCCCCACCGCTGCTGCCTTCAAAGCAGCCGCCAAAACCGCCAAAAAACCCAAGAAATAACTTCAATCTTCTTTATACCGAGGCCGCCGATGTACCTACGTCACACCAGCTCCGTCACCACTCCCTACCCCTTCGGCGCCTCTGCAGGCAGCGCCGCAGCCTCTGCTGGAGCCACCGACGCCTTCGGCCGTGTCCGTGTATCTAACCCCCTCACTCTTTTCGACTCCAGCCACCGCTACAAAGACAACGGTCTCTGGGCCACCTCCACCGCAACCGGCGGCACCTCAACCTTTGACGCCAACGCCGGCCTCGTCAACCTCTCCGTAACCGCTGCTTCCGGCTCCTCAGTTATCCGCGAAACCACCAAATGCTTCTCTTACCAGCCGGGAAAATCCCTGCTGGTCATGTCCACCTTTACATTTAACCCCGCCAAAACAAATCTCCGCCAGCGCGTCGGCTACTACGGTGCCGCCAACGGCATGTACATCGAGTTAAACAACACCACCCTCTCCTTCGTCGAACGCAGCTCCTCCACCGGTTCCCTCGTCGAAACCCGCGTCGCCCAATCCGACTGGAACACCGACCCCCTAAACGGCACCGGCCCCTCCAACCTCACCCTCGACCTCACCAAATCCCAAATCCTGTGGATGGACATCGAGTGGCTGGGCCTTGGCACAGTCCGCATGGGTTTTGTCATCAACGGCAAATTCATCCACTGCCACTCTTTCCACCACGCCAACATCATCACCTCTACCTATATCACCACCGCTTCCCTCCCCCTCCGTTACGAGATCACCAACACCGCCGCGACCGCTAGCGCCAGCACCCTTAAACAAGTCTGCTCCACCGTCCTCTCCGAAGGCGGCTACGAACTACGCGGCCTCCAACAAGCCATTGGCACAAACATAACCGCACCTCATGCACTCGCAACAGCAGGAACTTAC